CAACGTTCCACATATGTGTAGTGTGTGAGCCATTGTTCTGTATGATCTCTTACTGTGTTTGGTCCGCTGGTAATAAAAAATGTCCCTCCGGTTCTTGGAATATGATGATAAAGATATAGATGGTTGTCTATTTGCATTTATTTGTCTTTGAAATATTTCTTTAATTTGTCGGCTTCACCTGAATGTTTTTTGTATTCAGGCATGGGTTGTTTTTGAACATCTAAAACTTGCCATGCTTCAGACCATTGTTTGTTAAACTCTACCCATCCTTCTCCTTCAGGATCCTGATCAGACTTAATAGCATCTTCAGGACACTCTGGTTCACACACTCCACAATCAATACACTCATCGGGTTTGATAACCAGCATGTTTTCTCCCTCATAGAAGCAATCTACAGGGCAAACTGACACACAGGTAGTGTGTTTACACATAATGCATTTGTCATTAACAACATACGTCATAGTGCTTAGATATTTTGTAATTTGATCATTGTAGCCGCAAGATTTATTTCTGGATCAGCAACCAGTGTGTGATCAACTAAACCTTGTTTGATTACAAGTATTGCTTTTTCTTGTTTGGGTTCATCACCAAACAGTGTGATATTATCATACAACCATTTGTAAATATCTTCAATCTCATCTGGACGTGCTTGACTGCACACCAACTTTCTGGCTTGACTTATTTTGCCTGCCTTAAACAATTCGGTCATTTCTAATTTGTAGTCTGCTTCTGCTTTGTCTGATTTATCAGGAGCAACCAATGTACCATCTTGTGAATTCATCTGCACAGTGTTGATGCATTTTCTCAAGTCTGGATAAGTTGCTTTTACATAAGTGTCCAATACATCCAAGTCCGGAGTTATACCTTCATCCATCAATATCTTTGCCACTCTAGTTGTGAATTCTGTTTGGTCGATACGTTCAATGTGAAAGCCTTGACATCTTGAATGCAGTGCCGGAATAATTCTGTTAGGATAGTTACACGTCAATATGAATCTACTGGTTGTGTGATACTCCTCCATCACTCCACGCAATGCCGCTTGTGCATTTGGCGACAAGTAATCAGCCTCATCTAGCAGTACAACTTTAAAGTCACCAAATGGTATCATCTGTACAAAGTTAATTATTTTGTCACGTACATCGTCTACTGAGTTAGTTCGTGATGCATTTATTTCTAAAATGTCTAAATCATTAAGTTCTAATTCATTAAATAGAATTTTAGCCAATGTTGTTTTACCTATACCAGCATTACCTGAAAATAACAAATGCGGAATAGTTTTTTCTTTTACCCATTGTTGCACTTGATTGCGTTGGTGATCATCTCTAAACACGTATCCGTCCACAGTTTTAGGACGATATTTTTCTACCCATAGTTCTTTCATATTAGATTCCTTTTTATAAGTTTTAGTATTCTTTGTCTCATTTTAAATTGATTAAAATATGCATAACATTTTTCTAATGTGATCACTTTATCTGTATGATCTTTAAGAGTACTGCACAACCATTCTGGACTTTTTTCTTCAAGGCGTTGCAGTTCTTGATCGTCAAACTCAATTAATTTAATTTTTTCTGTTGTGTTAAACTTGTAGTATATTAACGGATCACCCTCCTTGATGTCAATACTTTTTGTGCCAGGCTTTATCATAAAAGCAGGTTTACCTGCAACTCTAAACCAATTACCAATATCAAAACTGCTGGAAATAGTGTGTGTACCTTTTGTAAAATCATTTTCATCATAGTACGCAGGTAATTGTGTAGCCTGTAAAGATTTTTCTGCAAAAAACAAATATCCAATCCCCAATTGATGTATTCCCCATTTGCCTTGAGGATCCCCTATAAATGATTTTGCAAAATCCAGATCTTGTTTAGTGATATTCATTTTTTTAGTAATAATATCTATATCTATTGTGATGTCCACAGGCGATTTAATCACAAACACATTTTTTAAATCATCCACAATAGCAGGACATTTAGATACCAAAGGTCCAAAAAAGTTTTGATAATCAAGATGCTTCAATAAAGGTTCAGGAGCAGGAATACGCAATCCACTCATCATTGAGGAAGGATTCAATCCCATTGCTTGTAGGTCTTTGTGCTTTGGATATGATCTAGTCCAATAAACTTTAATCATAATACTTCCTGTATTCTTGCCCTATGCCTGACAGTATTAATAACACATAAGCCAGTGGCCAATATGCACCTGTTAAAAACCCTGTTACATGTAAGGTCATTAAAACAATTCCAGTTAGTCCGGTGGTATTAATTCCAGAGTATGAATGTGGTAATTTCATACTGTTAGTATATTAGGTTATGTGTTAGAAGTCAAGAATTAATTTATTACTTTGGCAGAGTAATAGTCATCTGGTTTATGATCACCTCGTAACAAAATTGATTCAGATTCAACCATCCAAATTGTTTTTGTTTCTTTTGATTTCGGATCTTGCATTTTGATGCCTCTACTCCAACGTCCATGTTGAATTAAGATCCAGTCGCCTTCTTTTAAATCACTGGGTGCTTTTGGTCCCACTGCTAAAACTTTAGCCCATCTTGGTTTTATTCCATGCACAACACCGTCATCGCCAGGAATAATTAAACCAGACTTTGTTTTATAAGCCTCAAAGTTCATGTCAGTGACAAGTACTCTGGTTTTAATTGGTTTAAGATTGCCTTCGTAAATTCTAAAATCAGCCGCCATTATTGTTCTTTTTTAACAAAGTTTCCTTCTGCATCTTCAACCCATTCTGCATCAGATTGTACATCTTCTTGCTTAGGTGTTTCTTGTTCAACAGTTTCTTGTTTAGGTGCTTCTTGCTTAGGTTGAGCAACCTGTTGTTTTTCAGGAACTTTTGCAGGATTATCTCTGTAGTAATCTGCTAGAACATCTTCTCTTTTCTTAATAATTTTGCCACCAGGTCCTAACTCATCACCACGAGCATTCACTTTTGCATTTCCAACTGCTGGAGTCAGCTCATTTCTTTTACGCAACAAGTCCATGTCAATAGGCTTGCCTTGCATTGTTTTATAAGTCTTTTTTCCTGTTTGTTTAATAGCCATTATATTTTTCTCCTATTATGTATGTATTTATCTAATGAACTCTCGCCAGTCCAGCTCATATTGAATCGAGTCTACTTTGTGTACACCCAACAAGAACAAAACGTAACTTGCCACAGAACTGCCTCGGCCAACGCCCCACACGATGTTGTTTTCTCTCATGTATGATACCAAAAAGTGCATAAATTTCAGCACAGGCATTAAATTTTTGGATTTCAATGCTGTGATTTCTTCCTGTACTCTTGTGTGTGCTTCATCAGTATCTGGACATATATTCATTATGTGTTTTTCAACATCAAAATTTTTGAAACTGTTTGGCATAAACCATTCTGATTGTAATGCTGAATCAAATTCTGATTGATCAATATCTATGTGTTGATAGTATTTCAGCAAGTTGCCAATTTCTGTTTCTTTTACACTTTGATTGAATTCTTCTGTGTGTGCATTTTTTTCACACAACACTTGATCTATCTTTTTAATATTGCCTTGATATATTAATTCTACCAAATCATCTACACCAAAACTGGGCACACCCAAAGGATCTAATTTCATAAATGTATTATAACTTATTTGTGATTAAAAGTCAATAGTATTAATATACTAATCTACGTTGATCAAATTGTCAAGGTCAGAATCAGATTGTTTTTCCAATTCTGCTTGTTCTTGAGCATACCTTAATTTAAGTTCTTCTTGATAGTCAGTAAGAAAATAAAATATTTGGTTTTTGATCTGAGGATTTGTAGCACTGAGATATTTTTTTCTTAATTCGTTTAATTTTTGTTCTAATTCACTGGTAGGAACTTTGGATAAGTTTTCAGTCATTGGATGAGTGTTGTTGATTGTCATTATTCAAATTTACCAACAAACTGCATGAACACAGTCAACCCACCGTCATAACTCCAAAATTTATACAATAGAGGATTGTTTGCATCGTCAACTGCAACAGGATTTGTGTAACCTGTTTGAACTTTGATTGTTCCACCTGCTACTGTGTCAAAAGTAACATTTTTTGAATCAGCATTGTTGGATTTTAATTCAATGTAAACAACATCCATGTGTCCATTGACACTTGACCATTCACTAAATTTGAGTGTTACTAATGCACTACAAGTGAATTTTTGATAATGTCCATTGCTGATATTGATATCTTGTGAACTAGAAACTACACCACCGTCAAAAATTTTGATTTTATTGTTGATCATCAAAGCATTACTCAATTCATTGCTTTGAAAATTGTTGTTTGCATTTAATTTTGCAGTGTTATTTTGTAGACTGGTAATTTCTGATTGGGCTGTTGAAAAATTAGTTTGAATAGCGGTAAAATTATCTCTAAAGCCTTGACTAGGATTATCCCTGCCTGCTTCAGGAAATTGCTCTGCTATATCGTTTGGGTTTATATTGCTTGTCATAATATTACTTATATTTATCTATAAATTGTACTCATAATTTGGAAACAGCACATATTGTTGATCTGATCTTTCATTAGATTTAGAAACCACGTATCTATCAATTTCAAAGTTTATGTTTTTGATATCAAAATCATTATTTTGAATTGCACTCAACACAGTTGCACTGGTACCTGGCTTACAGTATGCTAATGGCACTGCTGTGATATATCCTAATTGTGTGACTGATTGTCCTTGTGGTGTACGCATCCATAATGGCAACATTGATCCTTTTGTATTTCCTGTTGCTTTTACTTGATCACGCATATTTGTGATATTGCTGATGTACTTTGTGTTTTCTTCGCTGGCACTGGTTTTAATAAATGTACTGTCAACTTTAATCACATTATTAATTGGTCTATTTCTATAAGGATCTGTTGGTGCATTGTTTTGTACTTTACCAACCACAACAGGTAGTCCACCTCTTAACTCCACAATTAATTCTCCGTTTTCGGCGTCGAACACAAGATTACCGCTTCTAGCCACAATCTGTAAGTCATCACCTATCGCTTGGGTTATCAATTGATTGCCTGCTTGATTAAACAATTGATAAAAAGCACCACCAATGTTTAGCCTTGTGGTATCATCCAGGACCTCGATGTCTGTTTGATCTATTGTGATTCGTTTTGTGTCTTTAGGTTGGAATGATTTAGAAACTTGCCCATTAGTAGAATCTTGTTGATCAACTATTTCTGCATATATTACTTCGTAAATTGTGTCGGTTGTTCCTTCAAATTTTGCCTCAGCAACTTTTATATCTCCAAAATTAAATCTTCTGCGTTTGTGATTAACTGCCACAGCACTCACATATTTTTCCACATTCTGTGTTTCAATTCCTGCATACACCAACATGTGTAAGTCTTTTTGAATACCAAACTGTGCATCGCTGGGTCTGTAAATATTTTCCGGATTGAATATATCTGGATCACTGATAAAATCTTTAAACAGTGTTCTTTGATGCTGTACAAGAAATGGCTTGACGTATAAATCTGAATATTCCTTGGGATCAGAAACATCTATAGTGATGTTGAATTGTTTGTTTTCACTGGTGAATCCAAATCTGTCTCTGGAAGTAACTGTGAAATCGTATTTTCTATCAATGCTGGTAGAGCCTGCATCTAATGTAAAATCTCCACCATCGATAAAAGTTACAGATTGTCCATCCAATGCTCCATTGATTTCTCCATTTATACTCAAAGATAGTCCTGGTGGTAAAGAACCGTCTATCAAGACATATTTTAAATTTGCATCTGTAACTGTACTGTTGGCAGTAATACTGTAATTGCTAACTTCATCTGGAGTGATTGATCCTATAGACGAATCAGATTGCCAAGTAATTGTGCTGTCTACTTCTCCTAAAATGTTTACTGAAAAAGTTTTTGTGCTTTCGACTGCTTTGTCTGTACTGCCTGTTAAAAATAATTTGAAATAGGTATCACCTTGGAATGCACCTATACTAATATTTTGTTGATTAGTGAAATTTCTTTCTAAAGGTTTACTCAATATCAATTTGTCAATTGCTGTTGCGTTAATGTTTTGTAGTGCAGGTTCACCTTCATCTAACACAGTTTGTATGTCTTGAATAACATATTGTTCACTGCTGGAAAAAATTAAAGTTTTTCCAACATATTTTTGTTTGTCTATTCTATTGTACACAAAAATTTCATTGTTGGCTCTGACAATTGGTGTTGGATTACTACTGTAGGTGTCCGGATTGTACACAGTATTTGTGTATGCTAACAAGTCATTTCCTTCAAGAGCTCTGCTCAATGTTAAAACATCATAGAAATCATTGGTACCATCAACTGCTAACACCACATAAGTTTTGTTGTTGACTGTAATTGATTGGTTGATTAAAGAATTCAAATCATCTATACCGTCTTCCAATCCCAATGACAGTTTTGCAATTTTCAATTGATCTGAGCCTTGTATTTGATCTTCAAAAGGATTAATTGTAACACCAACTAATTCATTCTCATTGCCATATCGTAATGCACTTACTGTGAATTTATAATTTTTAGAAACTGCTGGTTGGTATGGAATTCTTCCTGCCACTTCTCCAGTTATTGTGTCTAACACTGTGCCTGGTGGTAATTGTGTTTGTGTGCCATCATCATTTTGATTTTCTAATACATATCTCAATAAACCTTGGGTGGCGTTAGGATCAAATATTTCTAAAAACAGTGTGACATAATTGTTTGCTCTGCGATATCCAAGATCACTTGGTGTTAACCATTGAGGTTTTCTCAAGTATGTACCATCTGAAGTAAATGTTCCTGTGCCTACTTGCATGATTGTGTTGTCTGCTCTTAAAAAATCTTCACCTATGACAAATATTTCAAATGGACGTATTACAGTATTAATACCATCAGTGACTGCAACGCTAAATTGATAATTACGATTTAATTTTTTAGGTTGTCTTGAAGTATCGTTAATTGACAAATCATAGTAAAAACTACTTGCCGCTCTTACACCTTGATCACCGAAATCAAATAGAAATCTGTCATAATCATTTGAATCATAAGTGCCTGTTCTCGATTCAATGTCCAAAGCCAATATTGGATCTATCACACCTGTGATCAATCCTGTTTTACTCAAACTTAAACCTGGAGGTAATTGACCTACTTCATCTGGAATGTAATATTCCAGTGTGTCTCCTGCTGATACATCAATGTCTGTTGCTGTTAATTGATATTCAACTCTAGCACTGTCCAACACAAACAATTGATTGTTTGCTCCTATTGGTAATTTTCCTTTTGGAGTTGCCCATAGTGGTGAGTCAGGACCTTCTAAATTTAAAAAAAATGTTCGATCTTCAATGGATTCATTTAAATTTGCTCGCAACACAAATTTAAATTGAGTGCTCCGCACAACTTCTAAAGGTGTTCCTACAATATTTGTGTCCGATATGGTCACACCTAAAGGTAAATTTCCACTTATTAATTTTATTTCATCCACACTATTCACAGGCAACGAAATGTCCAGTGTACTTTTTTCTTCAAAAGTACCCAAATTATATCCGGTTGTGACTGTCCAGAGACTGCTCATAGTAACTATATTTATCGTGAAGCGTATTAGGCTATAGAGCCTAAATCAATATCAATAGTGCCTGGCGTTACAATTGTGCCAAGATTTACTGGATGTATAGATTCAAAATATTCTATCCAGTTGGTGATACCTGCTGTTAAGGTTCCAAAATTAAAACCAATCAATGAATCTAGATCAGTTACATCTTGTCCTTTTATTAAGGCATCAATATTACCTACTTGTAAGGTGCTTATTCCAACTATTTGATTGTTGTTGGCATTCAATGTGCCACCCAAAGATGGATTAGATTCATTTGCTAGTCTTGAGTCTATTGTGAGTTGCTTGATGCTGTTACCATTTACACCAAGAGTCGTTGTTGTTCCACCTGCTCCTGCAAATTTGAAAAGATCCGTTGCTCCAATAGGATTTATTACACCTGCATCTGCTGTGTATTGAAGGGACACAATACCTGTTGTATTGATTGTGATTTGATTGTCATCTACAGCCAGTGTTATGTTTTGACCTGCTGTGATGTTTTTGAATTTTAAATTGAAACCATCTTTTTCTTTAAACACGCCAGCAGTTGTAACTGAATCAGCAAACTGATTTGATGCTGTGGTTTGCTCAGGATTACGTGCATCCAATTCCAAGAAGTTGTTGTTTACTTTGATAAACGCTTCTCTTAGATCATCACCTGTACCGTCGTTTGCTATATTACCAATGTTGATTGTGCTTACTGTCATATCAATATTTATCCTATGCTAAATGGTCTCTGACCTTTAAGAGGAAAATAAGCCACTCTGTTTGGCCCACCGTGTATGGTACTGTTTGTGGTGTAATCATCAGTGTTGCCGGTATCATTTAAGTTTGCAACTGCATTTGTTTCGAAAAATTTTTTTACTTGAGATGGTGTCCAATCAGGATGTGCTTGTAGTAAACAACCTATCATTCCACACATTTGAGGAGCCGCCATGGAAGTACCTGAATATTTTGCCTGACGCCAATTGGCATCTAAATAATAAGAAGAACCTTGATTGTTGGGTTGGGCACTGATGATGTATCTACCTGCTGTATAAATGTTTACTGCTGGTCCGGATTGACTGAATGTTGTTTTCTTATCTAGATATGTTGAGCCATCTAATACATCACTGTTTTCCAATGCTCCCACCATGAATCCTTCATTTAAATCTCCTACAGGATTATCATCAGTAACATTAGGACCACTTAATGTGTTTCCACCTTCATTCACAGATGGTGAACCTCCTCGGTGATAATACATGTAGTAAGCACTGCCACCAGCATCAATTGAAATGTAATTGTCATAGTCGACTCCTCCCGGAACATCTATTTTCATAGAATCATTTCCTGCGGCGCAACAAACATTGATACCATTATTGATCAACACTTCAACATCAGCGTCTATGGAAGCATATTTTCTTGGATAACCATAAGTTGATCCCCCTTGAAATTCACCTAGTAAACCTTTATCATCTAAATTGCTTAAGAAATTATCATTGTGTGCAACGCCTCTGTAACGTCCTCCTGTGATGTCATAACCTGTGCCAGGGTTAGAAAATTTAACTTGATTTGGCTGAGTGGAAGCACTGATATACCAAACATATCCAAAACTCATGTTGACCACTGTGGGTCTTTTTGTACCCGTGTTAGGATCGATTGGTTTGTTGTTGTGCCAACCTATGAGACAATCAATCGTGTTGTCCCAACTGATATTATTTCCTGAATTAGCATATAGAGTGATGTTGTAGATTTTAGCATTCTTGGCCCATCCAAATGTTTTACCTGCCATGGTTCCAATACAGTGTGTGCCATGACCATTTGTGTCTGTGTAGAAGTTAGCAGGCTGTGTGCCAGACACACCTGACTCTGCGAACCAATCAATCTGTTGCAATCTTGTGTTACCGTCTGCATCTTCCCATTCTGGATGACCTACTTGAATTCCTGTGTCAACAATAACCATATCAACCCCAGTGCCGTCCAACACATAATCATAAGTACCACCTGGATCTGACAGGCTGTTGTTGAATATGTTGGTTTGATTAATGTGTCTTAACAATCCCCAATTGTCTTGAGTGCCTGTTGAAGTTGAACTTCTATTAAAATTTCCATCTTGAAATGCACGTGGTAAAGGTTCCGGAATGTCATCAACTGCTTGAACAGCCAATATTCTTGGATCCAGGGCCAGTTTCATTGCTTCGTCTTCAGTTAAATTGTAGTGTGTGTTTCTTGGATTATTTGCTCTTTCCTTGACACATTCACATGATCGGTCTGGCACAATGTTTGAATCCACAGCACCATTGGCACTGGTGTCGTTGATAATTTCATTATGCACATCACGCCAATTGATATCTTTTTTTACTGTGACGATGTATTCTTTTTCAGACATTAATGTCTCCTACACGTTGGTATCATCAACCACATACTTCCAAACACTGCCATTGTAGTAAGCAGGTTTGTAACTGTTATCACTCACAGCAACTATTGAACCTGCACTCGCAACGAAACTTGCCAATTGTGCTGAAGTTTTATTTTGCAATTTCATAGGTGCATCTAATTGCACTTCTGAAACAGGATCAAGTGTTATTGTGGTTGGTGATGAAATTGTGTAAGTGCCTACTAAACTGGATGGTGCTTGAAGTGTGTTTGTTTCAATAGAGGTTGCTACTATATTTTCAACCGACAATGTGTTGTTGTTGTTATTCCACGACATTGCAGAACTGGCTCCTAACACACCGTTGTTGTTCCATTGTAGTTGAGTGTTGGCTCCTGCAGGATCTACAGCAAACGTCACACTGTCGCCAGTTGCATCTGTGGTTATTTCAATGTTATTGGTTGCAACGAAAGTCAAATTGTCTGTGGCTTGGTCAGCACCCACAGTGGATTGTCCGTCCACCACAATGTTTCCAAATGCATTTCCTCCACCACCTCCTAATTCGATTCCTGCGATTTCGGTGTCCACATAAGTTTTCACTGCTTGTTCTGTTGGCACAGCAGAAGTAGAATTTCCAGACAATGTTGCATCTGAACTGAATTCATTAATTGCAACACCTTGTGCAAATTGTAAAGAGTTAATGTTACTGCCATCAAATGCAATACTCACAACATCACTTGAAATTGATGTGGTAATACCTGCACCACCTTCCAATGTGATTGAATCTGTGGCTGTGGTTGCTGTGAAACTGCCTGTGTCTGCTGTGACTGTTTGAATTAAATTTTGATCTGTTTCTGTGAATGTGCTGTTGATTGTGATTGTGCCTGCATCTGTTCTCACAACGTTGATGTCTGTGCCACTTGCAAATACAACTTCATCAATAGCACCACCTGCCTCACTTAATCTCAATGTGGTTTGTTCTGAAATATTTTCTTCTGCTGATATGGTGTAAGAATTAACTGTGTTTGTGGCATTGATAGTGAGTGTGTCTCCATCTCTTCCTAATGTAACATTGTTTCCTTCTTTGAATACCACTGAATCTGTTACAGCCGCATTTGAAACTAATTGTAAAAGTTTTGTGTCCGCAGTTAAACCTTCTTCCAAGTTCACTGTGTATGTGGTGTTGCTGTCCACACCTGTTATGGTCAACACTGTTGTTCCGTCAACATCTGCGGCTGATGTGGTAATTGTGCCAGCACCTTCAAATTTTACGGTGTTGTTTCCTGCCACTGTGATTGGTACGGAATCATCACCTGTTACCTGAATGCCAGTTATGTCTCCACCTTGTACAACTATGGTGTCTCCACCTGACTGTGTGATTGTGGCAAATGAAAAATTGCCTGCTCCATCTGTTTGTAAAAACTGTCCCACGTTTCCATCTGAAATGTTCAACTGTGTCAGTTGTGTTGGAATTCTATTGGTGACATCTGTTAGACTGGCAACATCTGTTGGAATGGTTGGCTTGCCTGTAAGATCGTTGTATGATCCTGAAAAATTTACACCGCTTATCGAAATTGTGCCTGTTTCGATACTGCTGGCATTAACAATGCCCGAATTAGTTAAATCAAGATTATCACCTGCTGGTAATTCTTTTATCTTGTTGCCATCGTTTTGATCTACAATAAGTGGTATTCTATTTGCCATATTTTTATCCTTATAATGCCGCTATCCTTGTTTTAAAATCTGCAAAGTCAACACTTGCCGCTACTTCACCTTGCAATGTTGCTAAATCAATTGTTTCTGTTACCAAGTAATCTGTTCCTGCCACTGCCGCCGAAATATTGCCGGCCCCATCTGCTTTTACTATTCCTGTGATTGCTCCTACTACTGGATCTGTTTCTGTTGTTATAACACCTGTAAGTGCTGAACCGTCCAGTGCCGGCAGAGCACCTGACAATACTGAACTTGGTATTAAACTGTTTACAGCATCCACAAGTAAAGTTGAATCATCGCCAAATATACTTCCTTGTGTATCACGTTGTATTGCAACGCCACCACCTTCAAGTATAGTAACTTTACCATATAGTTCAGTAAAGTTAGAATTAATTTTTGTAAAAGCCGTTCTTAACGGATCACCATCGCCCTTGTTTGCACTTGATCCAATGTTTATATTTTGTTGTGCCATTAGACTCTACCTACCACTGCTTCCACAATACCCTCACCGGCATCTGTTTTGTTTTGTAATGCTTTACCAATCACTGTGCCTGTGGTTGCACTGTTGTCTCTAATTGCGTAACCAGGTGTGGTTGAACTCACCAACATGTCACCTTTTTGCACAATGCCTAACACTTTGACTGGAGTTCTTCCTGTCAATGCCACTGCTGTCACATGATCACCTTGCAATGCACTGTTCATCAAGTGTGCTGGATTTTCTGAAACAACTCCTGCCACTCTTGTGTCGTTTTTAACACCTGTTGTGGTTACTTCTTGCTCACCACCAAATATTAAAACTGTGCCCACATCATATGAATCATCTGCAAGATAGTTCTCCGCCAAGTCAGCGTACTGTGCCTGAGTTGCTGTACCGTTGAATGTTACTGCGTACATGTTGTTGAATCTTAAAAAGTCATTAGCACCTGGTGTGGTTTCATCTCTACCAATGTTGACAGCATTTGAGCCTGGCAATATTTCACCCACATTAGATCCTGTTGTGCCTGTCATCACAGCAACAACTTCACCATCTGCCACAAATGATATACGACCGTCTGTAAATGTATTGTTGTTGATAAAAGGACTGTTGGCTCCTAAACCAATACCAGAGAAGTTGTCTGAATTACCAACATTTTCTTGAGTTTCAATTGCGTTGGTATAAACATAATCCACTTCTAATGAAGGATTTAACAATGTGTTGCCTACACCATCAAAGTTACTTGCACTGTATCCACCTGTTTTGGTTGATCCAATTGCCACTGTTTGTGTTCCAAACAATGTTTTTGAATTATTAGCAGTAGAACCTAACACATCAAGTGCTTTTACTCCTCCTTCAGTGTAAAATTGTAGATTTGATCCATCCAATATCATGTTGACGTTGTCACTGCCAACAGATAAACTGGTTACTCTTGTTGTTGCAACATTTCCTGCTAGAGGACTTGAAACTGATTTGTTTTTATTAATGGAATTTGCTGACCCTGTCTGAGTAACAGAACTAACTCCGTATGCACCTGACCCTGTTTTGATTAGGACAGAGCCATTGTCTGCTTGTAATAGTGTGTTTGTGAAATCTGCATCTTGTAAACCGCCACCTATTTGAATTAAATCTGAAAAAGTTACAGCAGTAACATTGGCTGTACTTGCTGTGGAATTAGCCAACACAGTTTCACCAGGTATTCTTTCAATTTTGCTCATCAACACACCGTTATTGGCAATCTCTATCCAACCGTTGGTCGAATCAAACTCGGTGGCTTTGAAACTTGCTAATCCAAGTTCTGCTTGAGTAATTCCTACACCATCTGCTCTGGTGCTTGCGGATTGCATGTCCAGTTTGCTCTGAGCTATGGCGGCATCTGATTTAACATCAGCATTAATAATTGAGTCTGCTCTTATTCTGAAATCTATTTCAGTTTCTGTTTGTGTGCGATTTACATGAACATTGATGTCTGAATCTGCAGTTTCAACTCCATTGCCCATTTCATTCATAGGACCATCCAACACTTGAGCCGATACTCCTCCTAGAGTTGAAATTGTGTCGTTGGTATTGAAATCTGCGACGCTGTCCAATGTGTATGTGATTCTCACAGCAGTAACATTGCCAGGCAATGTTAATGATTCTTGTTCTATCACTGTTCCATTTGCACCTGAATTACTGCCACTGAACGAGTCTGTTGGAGCAAACGCACCGCCTATCACATTTACAACATAAATTCTTTTCTTACCATTGAATACCAATAGTTGTGCTTCATCAAAGTTTTTGATACTGACATTTCTGATGTCTTCAATCTGATCTGATTCACTTAAAGTGGAATCAACATACAATTTGTTTGCGGCATCTTGGTCGTCTGTTGGTGAACCTAAATCGATTAATTTGTTACCGCCTGCTCCCACATCATCAGTGAAAGGAGTTGTTCCATCTCTTGCAACTGCACCTGCTCCAATTGGATTGATCACTTGTTGATTGTTGTGATCCCATCCTAATCTTCTGTTGACATAACCACGCACAGCAGATTCTGTTGGTGCTGTGTCTGATGCGTTGTCCACCATTGAATCATCAGTTGAAAATTCAGATATTACTACACCACGTTTGAAACCAATTCCATCTAAATTACTCAATGCAATTGAAGCCGCAAATGTTACAGTACCTGTTCCTTGGTCAACTGTGAAATACTTTCCAACTCTAAAGAATCCATCTTGGTCAGTTGAAACCCAGAACACTCTACCTTTACCACGTTCATTAACTTCGTTTGCTTGATTAGGTTCTTGTGGTGCTCCATAAATTGCGTTAGGATAATTTGTGGTGTTAAAGCCACCAGTTCCTATGTCTAAGAAATCATGTCCTGTTGCTCTACAGGTAGAAATTTCCACTGTTAGAGTGGCCGGTGATGTGGAATTCAATCCTGCTCTCAAAGTTATCGTTTCACCTGCTCTGTAAACAGGTGAGTGAATTCCTGTTCCTATTGGTGTTGAATTATTGTTGTAATCGTCTGCTAATTCTACAGTTGCGTATGTGCCTCTGTCAACATAGTTTTGTATGATATGCGTTTTACCATCCCACGCTGTGATCATGTCTCCACGATTCAATCTTTCCACATCATTGGTATCAGTTAATCTATTGATTGCAATCACATAATCACCCACAGTTGCACCCATTGTGGTGCCTGATCCTGCGTGTGTGTTGTTTTGTGATTCAACTGAATTCACTGTTATTCTTACATAATCAAATGCAGTATCAAATGTGATCAAAGATTGAGTGGCTGTAAGTGGATTGCCCACAGCATCTTGATTGTTAAACGCAATACTTCTGTAAGTTTCATACGAACTTTCGTCGAACACAATGGCTGTGCTAGGTCTGATCGGTGCAATTTCCAATAGATCATCAAACACAAATGCTCTGTTGGCTCTAATTGTGATGTTGGTGCCATCTGCAACTGCGGCTTTTAAACCTGTTGTGGATGTGTCATTGTTTCCGCCAGTTGATAAATTTATTTTGTACACAGTGCCATCTCTGCCACTAGGTTGATCAGGTGCTGAAGTTGTTTCAACGTTAGAAATTTCATATCTGATTATGCCTATTGCTCCACCATGATCAATTTCTAATTCTCCAGCCTGCATCGGAACATGATTTAAACCGTAAACATAAATGAATATGTTGTCTTTAGCATTTATAAAGTCTGTAGCATCATCAAATGCAATACCGGTTTGAACCATGGGATCATTCAACGTGATTAGATCTACTTTTTCGTTTGGATCTGAACCTTCTGCCACTAGTGCATAGATACCATTAGCATTTGAACCATTTAATGATCTGATTTGTCCACCATTGTTGGCATAAAATGAAGTGTAACAGTAATAAGTGAAAGTGGATACTTGTTCAGACAGTGCGCCGTTAGTTGCAATCAAACCATAACCTAAATCATTTATCTGTGTGTAGTCATTGGCAAGAAGTGATCTGTTACCCGCTGTTTGAATTGATATTGTAAATGGTGTTGAATATGTTCCGTCCCAACCAAGTGTGCTGTTTGATGATTCGTTAAGAATTAAATCTGCTGTACCAGCCGCTTGATCATAATTTGCCACTGCATCAATTTGATATCTTTGTCCTTGAATAAAGAATGGAGCCGGTGTTTGAGGTTTTCTAATTCTTAATCCTTGTCCTGGATCTGATTGAACTTGAATTCTAAATGGGCTTGTGGTTCCAACAACATTACACAAACTGTTTCCAGTGAAACCATCCACAAACATACCACCTCTGAATGCTTGTTTGTTAACACTTGCACTGAATGAAGATGCTGTTTGTGTGTACGGAGATTTTGTTAGTACCTGTCCGTCGGGATCAAGCACCTGCATAAATCCGCCATGTCCTTGCATAGAAATATTTCTTATAATTGTGGCATCATTCATCAAGAAGCCATCCATCTCTGTGTTATCTTTAGGTGTACTGTTTACATCTGCTGGATCTGTTAGGTAATGATATCCATATCTTGGATCAGTTAAATCAGGCAGTGCCGTCAAACCATTTTGAATCACATTAGTGATTTGTCCCATCAATGTCTGAACCAATGTGCCTGTGCCTGCTTCACCGTCATCACTGTTTATTACCTGAGTAGTAATGGCTTGCAATGATGAATAAGCAGTGTTGGTCAGAATATAATCTTTAACAATTGTGGTGGCTTGATCAAGTGCCGCGGCTGTTTGTGCCTGTTGTCCGTTAACTTGTGATGCCGCACCTACCCAATAAGAAAATGCCGCTTTGTAGGTTTCTGCATTTCCACCAAATTGAATATCATTGGTGATTGCATCTAAAATTAAACCAACATCACGTTCACATTTTTGTGCGTTGTATGTGAAACCACTCCATATGCCTGCACCTATGCCGACCTGTTGAGATATCCAAGCAATAACTTCGTCTTGTACATAACTTCTATTTTTTGTTATCAAGTCCACAGCAAAAGGATTGCTGGTTGGTATCAGGGTCAATCCATCAAATGTTGAATCTCTAAAGAAGAATGTTGATGCCCAAGGTGACTGTGAAACACCTGGCTTAGGTCTTATGATTACTCTTCTAAATTCATCACCTTTGATTGAACAGTTGATAGGCAGTTTAATTGGAAAGTGTTCAAAGTAAGTGCCTGATTCAATTTTTATTGTGATGTTGGTTTTCTTAACAAAATTACCAAATTCTAATTCTTCATTCACAGTGAAATCAAAAGGTTCTAACAGTTTTACTTCTGCTGTGTCAAATGTACCACCCGTTGTGTACGTAACAATTCTTCCTAATGCTCCAGAGGTCTTACCACGTATAACTTTTCCTGGGATCAAATCTCTGTTGTTTGGTTGAGCTTGATCACAATAACCCTGAGAACCGTTATCAATTGTGATTGTGAATGTGCTTCCATCAACTTCTGCTGGTGCAGTTAATGGACCATTTTGGATTATTCCAATCACAATGTCAAATTTTGTTCCCACACTGCCAAGTCCTGTTGCATCAACTGACTTGTTAAAATCAAATGTTTGAGTTACAGCATTTTGAAATGTTGCCGCTGGTGCTTGGTTTTGTAAAACCAAATTGACTAAACTTTTTGCATATCCTAATGCTTGTAGAGTTTGTGAACTCTGTTGGTTGATTGCTTTTAATCCACTGTTTGAACTGTAATATCTGTATCCTGCATTGATTGATTGATAGTTTGCATCTACACCATTCAATAAATCAATCACTATACCATCTAAAATATATCCTAAATCTCTTTCACAAATTCCAACATCAAAAACAAAATCAGGAAATTGATCCTGTACACTGGCAACTGCTTCTTTGATAACAAATGATCTGTTTGCATCAACCAGTGCTTTTGCATCTGTGTAACCACTGTTGCTGGTAACACCTTGTGTTAGTAATGTTGCTGGTATTTCAAAATCCGTGTGCGTTATTGATTGTACATATGGTCCAGGTTCTATTGGAGATGTTAAAATTAATTCTTCTGCTTTTCTCGCCGCGGCACTGATTGTTTTGTATGCATATGCTTCTGATCTACCATATTTGTCTGCTGGAACACCTTGCATTGAATCGTCACCTGCTGTGCTGACATACAAGTTTGTGGTTGAAGCGTAACTGGTGTTGTCTACATAATATTTAGAAGCGGCTTGTAAATCATCAGATGCGTTTGGCGTACCTTGTCCTGCTAAATCTCCTGGGTGATCATTTAGGAACAAAGTGCCTTCCATTGTGTCACCTTGGCGTCTAACTATCGAATCTCTTGGCATTGCTTCTGTGCTCAAGAAGAATCCAGCCAATGAAGAATCAAATGCACCATCGGTTAATGATTGTGTACCGGTTCCACCTGATGCAGTAATTTTTATTCTTGAGGCATCATCATCGTTCTGTGCTTCTTGTTGTGTGCTGTGTAAACTGAAAGTGTTGGTGTCAACCACACGAATAAAGTATGACTGATTTTTTGTTAAATTGACTGCTGATGATCCTGTTGATGAATAAACAAAAGGTAAACCATTTGCACCTGAATCAAAACCATGATTAGGTACAACAGCATCTCCATTTTGAAAACTGGTTATGGTTAATGTGTATTCCAAAGCATTTGCTGGTTCTGTTCTTATTCTAATTTGACCTGCTGTGCCTGATCCACCACTTGACTTTAAATAATTTTTATCTGCGTATGCTTTGTTGATTACTAAATCATCTAATGAAATGTTTGTGCCATGAACGGCATTGTAATCCAAAACATCTTGTTGATCTAAACCAACATTTGCAATGGCAAAACCATTTGCATTAAATGGACCACCTAAACCTGGATTGGTATCACTTGATACATTGCCACCTGTGTTGGTGATTGTGATTCTATCATCATTGGAAACATCTACCAGGATACCTGCACCTGCTTGAAGTGTTTTCATCAACAGTTGTGTACCATCTGCGTTTGATGATGCAATTTTGTTGGATCCTAATTGATCTGGAGTATCTGATAGTGTTGTAAAACTGATCTGACCACCTTGACCAAATACAGCATATAATTCTGTGAAGTTTTCATTGGATTTTCTAAAGGCGTCTCTGATACTGTCACCAGTTCCGTCATTGCCTTCTATTCCAACATTAATAATCTGTTTTGACATTATGCACCCATTTCAAAATTTACGCTTTCGCCACAACCACAACTGCTTTTTGCATTTGGGTTTCTTATGTCAAAGTGTGAACCAAAAACTTCGTCTACATAATCAAGTTCGGTTCCCAACAAGAACATAATGCTGGCACTATCTACAACAAGATTACCTTGATCGCAACTGATCAATTCGTCGCCTTGTTGTATTTCTGATTGGTCTGCGAATCCCCAATCATATGAAAAGCCTGCACATCCACCGCCTTTAAGTGACAGTTTTACAGCAAATTTGCTGTTTGATGCACACAATTCCTGAACCTTTAATTTCGCTTTATTAGTTAAAGTAAGCACAGTCATAAGCATCTTTTCAACAATTATTTATTGATTAATTGATAAATCCTAATGTAAATAATTGTATGTTTATTAAAGAATTAAAAGAAACTTCCCACACAGAACGCACTAGTAAATTGGGCAAAAAACATGTTTGTAAAAGAGTTAAAACACTGTATCTGTTCAAGTGTGATCAGTGTGACAATCAATTCACAAGATCAAAAGGTCAAATTCAAGTCAAAAGGGTCAGTAATTATTACAAGCATGTGTGCAACAACTGTGATCCTAAAAGATTTGCTCAAAAACAAGGCGCCCACCAAAGAAAAATCTTTAAAATGGACGCCTCTAGTTTGAAAAAAATTAACGAATTGTAAATTATTCAGATTTCCAAATGGTCCAAGCACCATACACAATTGCCGCATAAGCCACAATTGAAGCGATTGGTTTGAAAATTAGGAATGAGATTCCTGCCACTACAAGAAGAGCACCATCTAGTGTTGTTCTTTCTTTGATTCTGGCATTAACCCATTTTTGTACTTGATTAATCATATTGTCTCCTTTTTTAAGATTGTAATCTTAAATTGATTGACTCCCAATTAATTATTCTCATGATGCCTTCTAAGTATTTCTTTTTGGCATCCTTGGCAGGAACATAATCCGAAAATGAATGTTCCCACATGTCAATTGGCATTAGTATGTCTGATTTGTATGATTGATTTGGTGTGGTTTTAATTGATCCGTTTTTGGCAATGTATACCCAACCAGAACCTTGAATGGTCATGGCAGTACGAATTAATTCTTTTTTGAAAGCATCAAAAGATTTGTGTGCGTCTTCAATTAAATTTTTGATAGCACCTGTGGGTTTGTTGCCCGGTTTGGGTGCTTGGAGTTGAAGCCAGAACATATTGTGAAGTGTTGCTCCTCCATAATTAAAATCTGGATCACCTTCGCCTTCGTTGTATCTTCTCACGTAACCTTTAGTGAGTACATTGTAATGATAATCAATATTTTCTTCTGACAGTACCGGTGAAAGGTCCGTCATTTTGTATGGCAACTTTGCCACTTCCAGTTGTTTTTCTCTATTTTTAGATTCTGTTATGTGCTGTAATTTCATAACGATATTTATCGTTACACAATGCCTAACTCAACAGCCTGGTTGTGCAGTTGTTCTGCGGCAAGATTTTTCATTTTGGCCTCTACTTGTATGTCCAATTCAGGTAAAAATGTAAGTGCCCATTCATTCACCTTTTTGTTAGGCAACAGTTCTGAGTGTGCTCTTAATTTTTGTTTTTTACAACCTTTGTTCAATAGTGTTTCCATATCATGAAAATCATTGTGCATATCATTTGTGTTTGAATAAGCAGGTGTTAACCATTCATCTCTAGAATAAGAATAGTGCATGGTAGGTCTTGTGCCTCTCCATGAGTCCACAACTCTTTTCACTCTGTCATCTGTGGCTTGTAGATATTCTCCTGTTCTAACCCAATGATGATGTATGTCTAATACCAACGCACAGTGTTTTTCTAATTCCAATGAAGATTCCAGTCCCCAACCCATTTCATCATTTTCTATTGTGAGAAGATTACGTGCTTCTGGCGACAGTCTAGGTAATACTTTTTTGATGCCATCCGGTCCCAATCTGCCTGAAATGTGTACATTAATTTTACAGCCGTCTTGAAATGATTTACCGAACCCCATCCATCTTGCCATGTTGACATGATATTCAAATTCATCTATTGATCTTTCAACAACATCTGGTGTTTCACTTGCCAACACAGTGAATTGTCCTGGATGAAATGAAATTTTTACATCATGCTTTCTAGCCAACTCTCCTGCTTCAGCAAAATGTTTTTCACAATATTTTAAAATATCTGGTTTGTCCCAATAGTATCTCCAGTCAGCCTGTGTTGCCACAGGTAATATGGGAGACGAAATTCTACACATTCTTCTGCTCTTGGGCAGTGTGGAAACTTTTAGGATTAAATTTTTGATACCATCAATGTTGTGTTTGAACACAAACGCCAATTTGTCTTCTGCTTCTGATTTATGTTCGTTGAGCCAACGCACTGTTGTTGCTCTGGTGTTCATTGGACGTTCTATTTCTTCCAACTGTTTCTTTTTAAGAGTTCTGTCATGATGGAACCATTGACAGCAGAAACCAATACGTTTAATCATGCTTTATTATAGCATATATTCCGATAGTTGTCAATTATTTCCAGTGCTCTTTGCACCAAGGATCACAACAAATTTTAGGATTAGGATCTCCATGAAATACAGCAATTGAAGTTTCTTGTTTAATCTTTGGCACACCTGGTGAAACAAAGTTTCTAAATCCCGAAGCATCTCTTGTCAAAGGAGGCTTTCCACGCATCTCCCACTTGTAACTTTGTATCCAATCATCGGGCCAAAATTGATAATCTTTTTTAACCTTGGCATACAACCAGTCTTGATCTCCATGATATCTTCTTGCTACTTGTGGAGCATCTGCCACAAAGTCTTTGTATATTTGTGGATGTTGTCCCACATTCCATCTAACCACAGATGAATTCATTTTTTTCCAACCTTTTTGATGCCATCTATTGAAATCTCTGATTACCATAAATTGATCTTGATGATGAGTAAAAAGATTGTCAATGTTTCTGAATATAATCACGTCTAAATCTATGTACAACATGGTGCCTCTTTCATTCAAGTCGGGATTGAACAACAAAGGCTTGAACCACCATCCTCCTATTCTGTAGGCAGTTGGCAAAGGTCTAATGGTTACTTTAGATGTGTCTATTCCATGTGGATTTTCTGTGTAACAAACAAATTCATAATCAAGTGTGCAATTTCTTTCCACCATGTTGGCGAGCACATTGACATATTCAGGGCCGTATTTGTTACCGTGTTTTAAACATACAACATATCGCTTCATGCACTGTATATAGCACTGTTGGCTCCATGTTCAAATACTTCAACACTTGTCAATTTTACTCTGTTGTCTGTGCCTTTTGCAACTTCCGGAGCAACATAATTGTAAACGTGTTCTGCAAATTTTTCACAACCTACTCCGTCCATTACAACAACATCTGCTAATCCTTTATTTTTCAATTCAAAAAGATCATCGAATTTAGGATCTGCTTTGTCAATTGCCAGTGTGTGATCAAATTTTTCTTCTAGATATTTTTTAATCCATTTACAGTTTCCAAAGTCGTAAACCCAGTTTTTATCATCCAGTGTGGCAGATTCGAATACAAATTTAAAACCTAAACTGTATCCATGTATTAATGAACAATGACTGTGAGTGGCTTTGGGCTGTCTGAATGCACAACTGAAGCCTCTATCATTTCCATAAGTTTTTGTAGAATAATGTTTCATTGCTTTATATTAAACTTATTTAGGGTCAATGTCAACTCTTATTGTTAATGTTTGATTCCAAATGATCCAAAGATTGAGTGGAAACATTGCCAAAGTTTTGCCAAGATTTTGGTAAGTTTTTAAAGTTAGGGTATATTATGTATTGATTTTGACTGTAATGGTCAAATATTTTAGCCAAGTGATATATCCAGTATGAAGGATCTACTGATCTGCTGTCAGACTTGTTGTAATTTTGAGTGTCTTTGTAGATATTGTTTACGTTACTGTCGGTGCTGTAAAGATCAAATCCTATCAAGTGTATTGTTTGTCCTTTTGCCAACTCACTTGCTAAAAGCACTGCATAATCACCACTGCCCCAATGCCACGGCTGATCAATTCTTTCTTCTGATTTATACCACAGTTCAGGAACCATGCTGACACCAGGAAAAAGATTTTGCCAATCTGATCTAGTGTAAATATTTTTATTGGATATTCTGTTGTTGGTTATTGCTTCACTCACCATCTTTTTGTCACAGCAAATTAAATGATGCACATGATAATCTCTTATTATTGCGTTGCATCCAACTTTAATTGTTTGCAAAACATCGATATCGACATCTTTACGACTTTCACCGTTTCCAATTACTAGCATGATGATTTATTTTTTAGGTCTTTTCAGTTTGTTTGTTTCAATTTTAATTTGCTTAATTTCGGAAAGAACTTGTGTAAATTTTTTGTTTGCTTGATTCAACATTGTAAAAATATCTCTCACTGCATAAATTACCCACCACCACCATGTGAATGCTGTAATGCTGAACAATATAGCAATTAATATTAACACAGTTTCTGTCCATGTGTCAACATCAAAAAATAGCATCAAACAAATCACAAAAAGAGCAGTCAGAGGAGCCACACGTCCCAACCATGACCAAACTGTTACTTGTTTTTTTAGATTTAATTTGATATATTTCCGAAAGATTTCCATACACCTGGTGACCCTGTTTTAACGCAAACCCAACCCATCACATTGCCTGGTGTGGGATTTGAATTCCAAATTGTGTCTCCTTGTGTGTACGTACCTTGAGTAGGTATGTCTCCAGAAACAATAAATTTTCTACCTGCGAACTTGATTGCGCCTGCAATATCTACTTGAACTTCTGGATCTATTTGTGTGATACCAACACCTACTTTTCCATACATGTTTATTTTAGTATCTGAACCGCCTTGATTACCTAATTGGATATTGCCTTCTGCTGAGATTTTTAATCTGTTTGTGTTGTCTGTTAGTATTTTTAATTCACTTGATGTGTACGTTCCTATTGATACCGATCTTTCTGTTGGCTGTACCACAAATTCTGCTGAGTTGGACGCCACAGATAATTGACCATTAGCGGCATCTGTTCCAATTCCCAATCTACTCATTCCACTGTCGTAGAACACAAAAGAATCAAAATTGATATCACCATTAACAGTTAATCCGTTCAAAATACCAACCTGTCTTAGATTCGAACTTCTAACAGTTGATCCCAATGATGTTGCTGTTAACACTGGTGCGTTATCTATTGAATAGTGTGCATCTCTGTGCAAATCTATAACTTCACTTGAAAAAATTCTTGCTGGATTTGTTTGATAGTTAAACACCTTGGTTGAACCGTCACCACTCCATTGAAGACCTTTACCATACACATGGTTACCATCTGTGTGTTTCCAGTCTATGCTTTTGTTTAAACCTACGTATTCGCCTTGTGAACTGTCTTGTGCTTGAAGATTTTCAATAGCATAGCCCAGTCTAATCAGACCATCTTTGATACGTAAAATGTCGTTTGATTCGCTCATATACGTTATTTATCTAATGACTCTTAATAATATAGTGTGTTCGTTGACTCTGCCATTTAATTTTACATCCATGGTTTTTACCTCTTTAAGCAATGCTTTTATCTTCACTGGTCCTGCTTCAGCAAATCGTTTGACTTGTTCTTGTGGCTTTCTCAGAGTCTTTTGCACACTGCTGTCTTCGTCGAATGCTCTAATTGTGGATCCTTTCACAGTTAATCCTGTGCCTTCTCTGTTCAATCCTCTTGGATCTATTGTTTTTGCAATGTAATAACCTATCTTTCTGGTCTTTACATTGTACACAAACAGCTCGGTGGCATTGATTATCTCTTTAGGATCAATACTGGTTATATTCAAATCATCAAACTTTTGTGCATACTTTAATTTTGCCACCAACTTGGCAGGATCTTTGGGTCTTCTTTTGGGTGCTTTTCTGTTTGCCATTGCAACTTTATTCATGTAATCACATGCTTCAAATATATTATTGTATGCTTTTATGCCTTTTTGTATTAATTCATCAGGCCAATCTTCATATGACTCTAACAGTTGTCGTTCTTCTGAATCATTATCTTCTTCGTCGTTTATTTCTTTGAACTTCAAATTCTTTTTTCTCAAAGTCAACACATCTTGATATTCTTTGTATTCTGGTTCATACATTTCTAAGATTTTTCTTGCATGAGCTCCTTTGACTTGTTCTTTTTTAAAATGGTCCAGCACTTGGAAAGTTTCAGGATTAAATCTATCAGGCATACTTATTAACCTGTCCAACCAGATTTCTACAGGCTCCATTATTTGATGGCATTTAGATTCAATTCTTTGTTGAATTGTAATTTTATTCTGTGTTTCTTCGGTCATACTCTAGAGTATATAGCCAAGTATAATATTTTCCATGCTAACTCTTTGTACAAGTGTTCCAAAAATCTTCCAACTGTGGGAAAATTTCTAAAAAATTCTTACTTCTTCTTTTGTCATACTGTCTTACAAACTGTGTAAACCTATACCTGTTTATGCTGATATCATCGTCTTGTTTATTAGAATTGAATCTTTGTTCACAGTCTTTTAAAATTCTTGTGATTTTTTGTAGTTCCCAATTAGAAAAATTAGGATTACCTGACACATATTCAACACAGGGTTTGAGATATTGATTTATTAATGTGTCTGTGGCAATTCTTATATCTAAAAACTCTGGATGACGCACATAAGCAATGTCTAAATCAACTTTGCCACGATTTTGAATTTTCATTGTGTTCACAAATTCTAAAAACTTCATGTAGGTTGGTAAACTTAAAACATTGAAAGCACTCATAAATGTTAATTCACATTCTGCATACATTATTAATTCTTTTACATTGCTAACAAATTCATTCCAATTAATTCCGTCTCTGCTGTATTCTGCCTGTTCACTTACACTTTCAGCACTGACAAAAACTTTAACTTTGTTGATATATTTGTTAGATGATAACATCTCAATCAATGATACAAATTTACTCCATACTTCATGAGGCACACAGGCATTGGTGTTAATGGCAAGTTCTAGTCCTGGTTGAGGATTGTCAATAATAAACTGTAACACTTTCATTGTGTTTTTATTAAGCAATGGTTCTCCTCCTGTGATTCTTAAAACTTTCATATGGTTGACTGCTTCTGGGAACCATTTCCAAAAAGCATCAATGTAAGGATTTTCTTCCTTATTTGGTATAGGTTGATTGTCCGACTTGATATCATTGTATTTGGATCTAAGTAGATTGTAAGGACCGTGTTGTTTGATTTCTTCTGTCCATTTAGAACTGAAAGGTGGTCCACAGTATGTGCATTTAAAATTACACACATTTCCAAAACTTACTTCAACATATCTAGGATAAACATCTTCATCGCCACTGGAATTGATGATTTTTTCAATGTCTCTCATACTCCAAGGTTCTAAACTCTTATAAATCCTGTCACTGTATTCCTGAGTATTGTCCTCTATTCTCCAACAATAGTCACATTCGCTAGGTCTCTCATTGTTCAACATTTGTTTTCGCATCTGTTTCTTTTGCGAAGTGTTATGCAATGCCATAGGATTGTTTTCTAATTCATTTAAAGGAATTTTGTGTGCACCAACATGATGACAACTGTGATTGAGTCCACTACCAAGGTGCATGGTCACCTGCGACCATTTTGCTAAACAGAACCCACATCCTTTTGAATCTAATAGATCTTTGGTGGGTTTTAGATTTTCTTTACAGGGATATATTTTACCATCTTTGGTTTTAAATTTACTGGTGTCGATAGACATGACTACACGTCATCGCCTTCCATTACATAGAAACTAGAACCTTTGCCTGAGCTGTCTTCTTGCAGGTAGTAGTCCACACCATCTATCGTCACTTGACTGAACACTTTGAATCCGTCTGCATCTTCGTAATCAATATTCATTTTCTTAAAGTTGATGCCGTCTGGTCCTGTTTTAATTAAATCTTCTGTGTACCAACCTCCCTTGTTGAAGTATTGCCCAAACACATAATGTTTATCCTTACAGCTCTTTGAGCCTGAGTTATGCTCGGCTACACATTTGATTTTGACTCCCAACTTTTTAAAGTCAGCGAAATCTATCTTTTGATCTTCTAGGAAGCCTCCATCCTCAGCCATTAAGGTGTTACCATCTTTGTCCATTTCCGTTATGGTCATGGTCTGTCCGTCCGCTAGCTCTGGTCCAGATATATGACAGATATCATCCTGTTCGTGAAATGGTCTGTCGAACTGTGCATCTTTAGGTACATCCTTGTTGGCTTCTTTGTCATCGAAATCTATGTCTACCATGTACTGTTCGAACTTGTCGTTGTTGTACCAATATTCAAATTGTGCCGATGTTATGGTTCCCATACACACCTCACCTCCGTACCTTGCGAAATCTAACTTAAAATATCTTATTGGATTTTTGATTGCTTTTACCAATGCTTTTTTCTTTTTACTGCTAACTTTTTTTGTTTTATTCATGTTCTCCTCCTGGATCGTTAGGATCTAATGCTATCTTGTATGGATTACCTTGTTTATCTCTAGCCCAAGTATAACCTC